GGTGAAGGCATACAAGATACATTTATAGATATTGCCAATTATGGAATAATCGGTCTTTTGGTAGGTCGAGACAAATGGAAAAAATAGTTTGGCTAAAAAAATTCCAAGTATAGTAAAGGAGATTAGAAATAATCCTCCATCACCTATAAACTTTGCATTTCAAAAGAATATTTCTTATTCTCAAATGTCAATATTTAGAGGATGCCCTCATAGGTGGAAATTACAGTATAAAGATAAAATCAAACGATTTACATCTTCTATACACACTGTATTTGGAACAGCTGTACACGAATCAATGCAACATTATTTAGATGTAGCATACGAAAAATCATTTGCAGCAGCAGATAGGGAAATAGATATAAAAGATCACTTCCAAAATGCTTATATATCTGAATATCAAGTTCAATATAAGAAAAACAATAATGAACATTTCTCAGATGCCTCAGAAATGAGAGAATTCTTTGAAGACGGAGTGGCGATATTAGAGTGGTTCAAGAAAAAACGTAGTAGATATTTTAGTAAAAAAGGTACATATTTAGTTGGTTGTGAATTACCAATTATAATAGCACCAAATAAAATGTATAATAACGTATTATACATGGGGTATCTAGATGTTGTTACATACTGTGAAACAACAGATACATTTAAAATAATCGACATAAAAACCAGTACTAAAGGCTGGAACGATTATGCTAAAAAAGATGAAGATAAACAATACCAATTATTATTATATAAACAATATTTCTCTGAGCAATATGGAATACCATTAGACAAAATTGAGATTGAGTTTTTTATACTTAAAAGAAAGGTATTGGATATGGATGATGATAATATTATGTCACCATATCAAGCATATAGAGTACAACAATTTACACCACCTAGTGGAAAAATTAAATTAGGTAGAGCAAAAACAGCAATTAATAATTTTATTAATGAATGTTTTAATTCTGATGGAGGTATTAAAGATAAAAAATATCCAAAAACACCTTCAAAATGGACTTGTAATTTCTGTCCTTATAAAGAAGAAACAGAATTATGTGAAGCTGGTAAAGATTTTATGTAATTTGAAGAATATTCATATATGTATAGACAAATATAACGTTATTAAAAATAAAAATTATGCCACAAAGTAAAAAAATGACACTAACAAGTGTTAAAGTCCAAACTGAATTATTTAATGATTTTAAAATAGAGTGTGTTAGACGAAAGTTTTCATTCCAAAAACTTGCCGACCGTAGTCTATTTTTGTATCTTACTGATGAAAATTTTAGGAAACAAATTACTAATCAAACGAATATTGAACTATAAATAAATTACCAAATGAATAAAAGTTTTAAACACCTTCCTATAAAAGATAGGAAAAAAATTGTTATAGTTTGCGATGACATTAGAGTACACTCTGGTGTAGCAACAGTTGCAAAAGAAATAGTAGCACATACAGCTCAACATTTTAATTGGGTTAATGTAGGTGGAGCTATTAATCATCCAGATAAAGGTAAAGTTTTAGATTTATCAGAAGCTACAGGTAAAGAAGCAGGTATTAGTGATGCTAGTGTTAAAATATATTGTGTAGATGGATATGGGAAAGATGAAGAAATTAGAACCGTATTAGAAACTGAAAAACCAGATGCTTTATTGTTATTTACAGACCCTAGATATTTTACCCATATATTTAATATGGAAGATGATATAAGACAAAAAATGCCAATAGCATATATTAATATCTGGGATGACTACCCAGCACCAAGATATAATCAAGCATTTTATGAATCATGTGATTTGTTAATGGGTATATCAAAACAAACAAAAAATATTAATGAATTAGTATTAGCTGATTGTGATAACAGTAAAAGAATATTTAGATATATTCCTCATGGTTTAAATCATGAACATTATTTCCCTATTAATAGAGAACATGATGATTATAAGGATATGAAAATATTTAGAAACAGTGTATTTAAGGGTGATGATGTTGATTATGTTTTATTTTTTAATTCAAGAAACATTAGACGTAAACAAATTCCAGATACGATGTTAGCATTTAGACATTTCTTAGATGGTTTACCTGAAGATAAAGCACAAAGGTGTAGAATGATATTACATACTGAATTATCAACTCCACATGGTACTGATTTAGAAGCAGTAAGAGAAAATTTATTTGATGAAAGCTATCCAAAAGCAATAGTATTTTCAACTAATAAACTAGATAGAAAACATTTAAACTTTTTATATAACATAGCTGATGCTCAAGTATTATTAACATCAAACGAAGGTTGGGGATTAACTTTAACCGAAGCTATGCTAACAGGAACACCTATTATAGCTAATGTAACAGGTGGGATGCAAGATCAAATGAGATTTGTAGATGATAAAGGTAAATGGTTTGAACCAAGTCCTGAAGTACCATCTAACCATAGAGGTACATATAAAGAACATGGTGAATGGGCATTTCCAGTCTATCCAACTTCAAGATCAATTCAAGGTTCACCTCCTACACCTTATATATTTGATGATAGATGTACATGGGAAGATGCAGCAGCTAGATACCTTGAAATATATAACTTAAGTGACGAAGAACGTAAAGCTAAAGGATTAAAAGGTAGAGAATGGGCTTTAAGTGATGAGGCTGGATTTACAGCTGAAAGACAAGCAGAAAGAGTAGTAGAAGCATTTGAAGCATTGTTTAAGGTTTGGGAACCTAGAGAACAATATGAAATTGTTAATGCAACTAAATACAAAGGTAAAGTGTTGAACCATAAATTAATATATTAAATGAAAAAACCAAGTTTTTATATAAGTTGCCCTTTTGATACCTACAGTGGTTATGGGGCTAGATCAAGAGATATTGTTAAAGCAATTATCGAGTTAGATAAATATGATGTTAAATTATTAAGCCAAAGATGGGGTAATACACCATTTGGGTTTACAGAAGACCATGATGATTGGAGATTTTTAAATGATCTTAGAGTACAAGGTGTAGCTCAAGGACAAAAACCAGATATTTGGATGCAAATAACAATTCCAAGTGAATTCGCTCCTGTAGGTAAATTTAATATTGGGTGTACAGCTGGTATTGAAAGTACAGGTTGTGATCATACTTGGATTGAAGGTTTAAATCGAATGGATATGAACTGGGTTTCATCTAAACATAGTAAAAAAGTATTTACTGAAGTTGGTTTTGAACAAAGAGACCAACAAGGTAGAACTACAGGCCATGTTTTAAAAAGTCAAAAACCAATTCATGTTGTATTTGAAGGTGCTAATTTAAACGTTTATAAACATTTACCATCAAGTGAGGTAACATTAGATTTAAGTGCTGTTAAAGAATCATTTAATTATTTATTTGTAGGACATTGGATGGCAGGTGATATGGGTCATGATAGAAAAAATGTTGGGTTAATGATAGATTATTTCTTTCAAACATTTAAAAATAAAAAATCAAGACCAGGTTTAATATTAAAAGCATCAACTGGTAGAAATAGTTATATGAGTAGAGAACAATTACTTAATAATATATCTAAAATTAGAAAGAATTATCCAAATGATGATTTACCTAATGTTTATTTATTAAATGGAGGACTTAGTGATTCACAAATAAATGAATTATATAATCATTCTAAAGTAAAAGCTATGGTTAGTTTTACTAAAGGTGAAGGATTTGGAAGACCATTACAAGAATTTTGCTTATCTAAAAAACCATTAATAGTATCAGGATGGTCTGGTCATATGGATTTTGTTGAACCAGGATTAGCAGTTGTATTAGGTGGGCAATTAGAAAATGTACATCAAAGTGCAGCCAACCAATGGCTTAAGGCAGAATATCAATGGTTTCAAGTTAACCCAAAACAGGCTAAAGATGCATTTAAAAATGTATTTACTAATTATAAGAAATTTGTTGGACCAGCTAAAAAACAAGGTCATTATATCAAAACAGAATTTAATTATGATAAAATGAAAGATTTAGTAGGAAGTATTTTAGATGCTAACATACCAGAATTTGCTACTGAATTAAAGCTTAATCTACCAAGTATGGATACTCCATCACTTACAACTCCAACACTAAAAACAGTATAATGGAACAATTTGATGAAATAATTAATTGCCCTAAATCAGGAGGTGATTTATGTTATAGAATAGAGGTTACACCTAAAATTACTAATTATTATAGTTTATCTTGTGGTTTTTGGAGTAATAGTTTAAT